CGAGAATTCAAAAAATATGTTAACTTGATGACATATGGGGATGATAATATCATGAATGTATCTGAAGAAACTCCAGAATTTAATCATACTAGTATTCAATCATGTTTAGCTAATGTTGGAATAGGCTATACTATGGCCGACAAAGAGGCAGATAGCATTCCTTATATTCATATTGACAAATGTTCTTTTTTAAAGAGAACTTGGAAATTTGATGTTGAGTTCGGAATGCATGTTGCTCCTTTGGATCATGATTCAATAGAGAAAATGTTAATGACTTGGGTACGTTCAAAAACGATCTCTGCTCAAGAGCAGTGTATTGCCGTAATATCAAGTGCGGTAATGGAGTACGCCTTTTATGGGCGTGCTATATTTGAAGATCGTTGTTTGCTTTTGAAGCAAATGTGTAGAGATTTGGACTTGGACCTTTATGTTGAAGACTCCACTTTTCCAACTTTTAATGAGTTGGTGGATCGTTTTCACTTATCGGGGCATAAGTCACGTGGCGCTGAGGTTAGTGTCATGGGTTAGAAATAACCTAAACCAAATAACCACCCTGCATTTAGTTACTGCATACTTTATATTTTGTATATTTTGTATATATGTATGAGAATGGATTTGCAGGTTCTATCTTCGCTTGGGTGTTCCCCAAAGTCCCTTTTTAGGGATGTGTTGCTGAGACACAATAAAGATATAACCTATATATAAGAATGAGTATATTTGTATATTTGTATTTACCTTACTTGCTAATATGTTAAATTGTTGTCACCATTGTGACGGTTTTTCCTCGCCTCAAGAGGACGCTTTTGAAACAGTATCTTGGGATATTTTTAATTTGAGTTACGGGTCTCCAAAAACCCGCGCTGCAATGTTTCATCAGCTAAATAAAATTATTCCATCTATTATGGATGAAATGACCGTGTATGAACGAACTGAATTGATTAAGTTGGTCCTTAAACAACAAGATAGAAGACGTGCTTTGGGCATGGACCTTTTTTCAGTAAATGATATTACACTTTTAACCCTTCAATCTGAAGAGATTGATGCTGGGTCAGAGATAACTGGAAACAGTCATAACGCTGTTTCTGGAGAAGAAGAACAAGAAGTTATAGTTAGATATTTAGATGAAAATCCCGGTACAAAAGTCGACCATAATCCAATTTTGGACGACACTTTTAATGGTGATTTTGTTGCTGATCACGCTTTATCTCATTTTTTGAGTAGGCCTCAAGTGATATCAACTATAACATGGGCTGAAGGCGCAGCCCTAAATACAAATTTAGACCCGTGGGATGCCTTCTTTAATTCCACACAGGTTAAGAAAAAGTTGGATAATTTTTCGCGTATTAACTGTAATTTGCATCTCAAAATTATTTTGAATGCTTCACCATTTTATTATGGTGCAGGACTTGCATCCTATATCCCAAATTACGGTTTTAATGATACTACAGTTTCCCCTGCTTTGACTAATAATGGAGACGCTTATACCTGCTGTCTCAGTCAAAGACCTCATATATGGTTTTATCCACAAACTAATCAAGGTGGTGAGATGACATTGCCATTCTTATACCATAAGAGTTGGCTTGATATTAATGTTAGAGGAGATGTTCAACAAATGGGTGGGTTACAGATTCGTTCACCTACCGTTTTGCAAAATGCCAATTCTGTTGTTGGAGCTGGTGTTACTATACAAATTTATGCTTGGGCAACAAATGTAAAGCTGTGTGGTCCTACCTCACTTCTTTCCATGCAATCAGATGAATATGGAATCGTATCAGGTCCTGCTTCTGCAGTCGCCAATATTGCGAGAAAACTTTCAGCTATTCCTATGATTGGTCCTTATGCTAGAGCAACTGATATGATTGCTTCTGGTGTTGGATCCCTTGCTAAATTGTTTGGTTTCACTAATGTTCCAATAATAGAAGATGTCAAACCCATCAAAAATGTTCCTTTTCACGCGTTTTCATCGTGTGAAATTTCCCAACCGATAGAGAAACTTACCATTGATCCTAAGAATGAGTTATCAATAGACTCTCGAATATGTGGGCATGATGGCGTTGACGAATTACTCATTAGTAATTTTGTGCAACGTGAGGCCTACGTACTTCAAGCGACTTGGGCGGCATCCCATGTTACAGGACAAGTTCTTGTGAGATCAAATGTAATACCTGATTTGAAAGTTATTGAGCCACATGTGGCCAGTTATGTGCAGGGGACTCCTATGTCTCATGCAGCTTCCTTATTCAAGTATTGGAGAGGCGATATTATATATCGCTTTAGATTTATATGTTCTAAGTTTCATAGAGGAAGGGTCCTTATTCAGTGGGATCCAAATGCATATATTGGTGGAGCCATTGATACCAATATAGTTCATTCAGAAATTGTGGACCTTTCAACGGACACAGATGTAGAATTTAGAGTTCCTTATTTAGCCAGAACCCCTTTCCTTAGAAATAGTGTGAGAACTAATGATGCAACGTCTTGGGACCGAGCTAATATTGTTGGTACTGGTACTATAGCCGGTTATAATAAAAATCAAATGAATGGTACCATAAATTTATCTGTACTCACACAACAAACGTCGCCAGTGGCGTCTGCAGACGTTCAAATTCTAGTATCAGTGAGAGGAGCTGAGAACTTAACCTTGGCTGCACCCCAAGGTCCTCCTACTCTTGTAAGTTATTTTGACTTACAATCTGAAGAGTTCGATTATGATAATACTAGATCATTTGGAATGACATCCAAGGGTCCCGTCTTGGATGATAATATATTTACTGTCGCCATGGGAGAAAGAATTACTTCGCTTAGGCAATTACTGCGTAGAACAATGTATCATAGAGGGTGGTTATTAACAACCACTCCCAGTACTACTGCTGTAGCTTATTATTCTAGTACTCATGCACAACTTCCGTTGTCATTTGGGTACGATCCCAATGGTATAAATTCTGCTGACAGTACCATTACTCCGGGCACTCCTAAGCCCTTTAACTTTGTCAATAACACTTATTTGACATGGATAGGACCGTGTTTCGTTGGATACCGAGGTGGTATCAATTGGCATTATAATACAGACGACACACACTGGATTAACACCATGAAAGCTGCGAGATATTATGGACCAACTTCAGGAGCGGATTATGCTTTAGCACAAGTCCCTTCTGTAGCTAGTCTTCCAAACTTCGCGAGATCCTCCATGCAGTTGAGGATACCTGGTGGATTCGGTTGTGCTATTACGAACACGAGGACTCAAGCTGGTTTGTCTGCATATTATCCTATGTATTCTTCTTTTAGAATGAAAACACCTAATGTGAAAACTACCGTGCTAGGGTCGGCGCAAGATGAATCTGATACGGATAAAGCTCGTGTAGAAGTGACTTTGCAACCGCACTCATCTTCTAATCCTTCCGCTCCAAGCGTAGATTTCTACGTTAGTTGCGGCACGGACTATAATCCAATATTCTTTTTGAATGTGCCAACATATATCGTTTATGGTGTTTTGCCAACTGCAACATAATCGATTCGCTGAAGAGCGTTGTACTAATCCTGTCGGACGGCGGCAGGCGGCTTACTTTAATGTAAGATCCGGAAACTATCCGTATAAAGTAGAGATGTTTACATCACTCCCTAATCCATAGGGCGTGTTGTAAATCATGTGTTACAAGGTTTTTAACCTCTACTTTATGTGGAGGCGAATTTTTCCTTGCCGAAGTGCACCATGACCGTCATCTTTACTTTATCGCTAGTTAGTCG